CGCCAGGTCGCAGCCGTGGCCGTCCCAGGTCAGGGCGATATCGCTCATTGCGGTGCCCCCGTCTGGCCGGAGCCAGGCTCAACGTCACCGTGGACGTGCTCGATCTGGCTGATGCCACCCGCCACCTGGTCGCCGGCCGAGACGATCTGACCGGTTGTGTTGATCACGGGTGTGTCGAAGTTCACTGCCGTGCTGGCGCTGATGTTCAGGGTGTGGGTAACGACGTCGATGACGTGGCCTCGCTTGAGGTGAATCTTGTCGCCTTCGTCGGTGTAGAGCGCCACCTCGCCGCTTTCCAGGGCGGTCAGGCGATAGCGGCGGTCGGCGCAGGCGATCACTACGCTGTGGGCGCGGTGGCCACCGACAGCCAGCACCAGGGCCTCGGCTCCGGCGTGGGGCTTGTAGGTAAAGCCGTAGGGCTGCCAGTGTTCGGCACCGTCCAGGGCTTCATCGGCCAGCAGGCCGAGCTGCAGGGTCTGCATCTTGGTGGCATCGTTAACCAGGGTTACAACGGCGCGAGCCACCAGGTGGGCCAGGCGGCGACGGATAGGGCCCAGGGTGCGGTCACCAGCTGGCATCGGAGGCCTCCGGTTCAGGTTGTGCAACTAGGTCGAAGGCTTCGCGCGGCATCACCGTGGGTTCGCTACGTTCGCCCTGGTCGTCGAGGATGTAAGTCAGGTCGGTGATCAGGCGTTCTTCACCGTTCAGGAACTGATATTCGTCAAAGACGGGCACCAGCATGTTTGGCCGCCACAGCTGGCCATTGCTCTGCCGATGGCCTTGCACGCTGTAGGTGATGCTCTCCGAGCGGCCCCAGCGCACGTTGCGTTCCCAGATCACCCGCTCGCGGGCTGTAGCGGCATCCAGTGGGCCGTCGGCTATCAGGGTCAATGGGCGGTGACGCTTGACGCGGCTGTCAGTGGCCTTGGCCAGGACGGCGGCAGCAGTCTCGCCGGACAACCAATCATCACCAGGCTGCTGCCCTTTCAGGGTGTAGGTGCTGTAGACGTCGCGCATGTCGAAGTTGCCGCTGGCGGTCAGCACGTTCTGACCCAAGCGCAGCGCATCGCTTGCGCGGGCGGTACCGGCGCGAGTAATCACCAGGTTGCCCTTGCCATCAGTGATCAGCAGCACGCCTCGCATCCTGGCAGCCTGATCGAGCATGTCGAATACCGTCTCGCCATCGTTTGGCTTGAGGCTGCGAAACGGCGCATTGGCGTTGGCTAGATCGATCACGGCGATGCCAAATGGCGCGCAAAGTTCGCGGGCTACGGCGACCAGGCTGCGGCCAATCCACTGGGTCGGCGGGGCCGAGCAGTCGACTAGGTCGGCAGTTTTGTCGCGGCCGGAAACGGTGATGCCGTGAGATTCGGCGTTATAGGTAGGCGTTACGTTGTCGAGATAGCCGGTGATCAGCACCTCGCCGTCGTAATGCAGGGTACAAGGCGCACCTTTGCGCAGTGGGCGGCGGGTTTCCTGCCCGGCCCAGCGCTCGGTCAAGCCAAGGTTAAAGCTGCCGGCCAGCTGCTGCATGCCCAGGTTGATGCGGTAGCTCTGCCAGCCACCCCATTCGTCACCGTCTACGGTCAGGCGTACTTCAGGCATTCTTCAGCACCTCCAGCTCGACGCCACCCTGTACAAAGCCTGGGTGAACCAGACGGTTGCGGGTGACGATCTGCTCGGCCTGGCGGGCGTCACCGTACAAGCGGTGGGCCAGCAGCAGCGCCGGCATGGTGGTGGCCGGGGTCACGCGGGTGATCGGCACCAGGTTGGCGGCACGCAGGTTCATCTCACTGACCAGGGCGGCGCTGAGCACCGCCAGTTGGCGGTAGCGTTGCGGGCTGGCGGCCAGCTGCTGGCGATCCAGCTCTTCCAGCACCTGGTCGCGGATCTCGACGGCCTGGTCACGATTGTCGAAGGGCACACCCGGAGCGGGTTGCGAAGCTGTGGCGGCACCTGGCTTGCTGACTGCGAGGCGTACTGCCTCACTCACTGCCGCACGCTCGATAAGGCGGTAGACCGCCGCCTGGTTGGTTGCCAGCTGCGCACGCGCAGGCGGCTGGTAGGCTGATGAGCTGCTTACGCGCTTGACCTTGTCGCTCAGGCCAAACAGACGCATCTGAGCCATAAGCGCCTGCAGCGGATTACCGGTGCCGCTGCTGATGCTGCGCACCAGGCCAAGCACTTGCAGGCCCAGATTGCCGGGCGAAAGAATCAACTGCTGAATGCTGCCCGTCAGCCGTCCGTACAGGCTCCCGAACGTACCGCTGCCCTCCAGCAAACCGCCCGCGCTCATAATCTCGCCAGTAACGTCCTGGAGTGCGCCTATAGCCGAGCCCGCTAGCCCCTCGGCATATCCCACTGCATCGGCTACCAGCTCAGTCGCCTCGCCCAGCATGGTCTCTGCCTCAGTGGCGACAAAGCTGGCCCAACCCACCACGCTGAATTCTTCCTCGAACTCAGCCAGGGCATCGGCCTGCAGCGCATCGGCAGCAGCGTTGCCGACACTGCCCTGGGCCAGCTGGCTGTCAGGCCGGGGCAGCGCGCCGGCTTCGACGAAGGTCACACTGATGCGCGCAAGGCCACCTTGCTCGGTACTTTCTTCGCAGCTGTAGTCATCGATCACCGCGACCAGCAGCTCACCCCGGAAGGGGTGCATCAGGGTGCCAGGGCCGGCGGTCTCCAGCGCCTCGATCAGGCGATCACGCTGGGCCATGTAGTCCGGCCCGATCACCGTCATGCTCAGCTGGAACTTGCGCGCACGGCGGCCCATGTCCTCGGTCATGGGTTCATCGCGCAGCGGGAATTCGTTCAGCACTGTGCGCCGACCGCCTGTAGAGCTGCTGCTCTTCAGGTGGAAAGGCACGCCACGGAAGGCCCCCGGCCGGTAGTCATCGCGCCAGGCCATTAGCGACCCGCCCCGGTGAAGCCGGTGTAGACGCTCAGGTCAGGGCCACCGCTGCTTTGCAGACTGGTCACCTTGGCCTTGCCTTCACTGGTTACGTGGATTTCGAGCTTGCCCGACATCTCGGCAGCCCGGTTGATAGCGATGGCGGCGCGGGCCTCTTCGCTGAACGGCGAGATGGCATAGGCCACGGCCTTGCCGATGGAGTCCCCCAGGGCGGTGCCGTCGATCAGGTAGTCATTGATTAGGGTGCCGACGCCATAGCCGGCCGCACCGGCACCGGCCACAGCCACCCCGGCGGTCGCCATAGCGCCAGCGCCAAAGGAAGGCAGGGCCGCCAGCGGCGCACCGCCGAGCAGGGCCGCAGTGGTCTTGAGTTTGCTGAAGGTCTTGGGGTTGAGCAGCTCGCCGGCTTTGCCCGCGAGCTTGTCGGCGGCACCCAGGCCACCGCCCATGCCATCGCTCATATTGACCACGAACACCGGCTGTACGCCTGCAGCGGCTTCTAGGGCCTTGCCGGTGGCTACACCGACGCCGACATTGCCGAACTTGCCGGCCAGGCCCTTGATGGCCTTGCCGCCGTAACGGGCAGCGGCGGCCGTGCCCAGGGCCAGGCTAGCGCCACCCACCATGATCTCGGTACCGCTGAGCCCCAGGCCGCCGTTGTCCTTGTCCAGGCCGAACTTGATGGCCTCGCTAAGGGCGTCGTTGATCGGCTGGGCAAAGCCGTCTGCCGCCTCGCGCAGCGCGCCCTTGAGGCGGCCAGCCTGGTCGACGGCGTTGCCGATAGCGTCTGGCAGATCGCGGGCGATGGTGCCGCCTGCGCCACTGATGTCGGAGAACACCGCGTCCAGCTTGCCAAGCGAGTCGCCATCGAGCAGGGTTTTCAGGCCGCGCTGGGTGTCCAGGTCGGTCTTGCCGAAGGCAGCGTCGATGAACTTAAAGCGCTGAACATCCGTGCCCAGCTTGTCGTATCTGGCCTTTATCTCGCCGATCACTTCCAGGGCATCGCGGCGCGAGCCTTCGGCATCGAAGAACTTAACGCCGGTCGCCTTGGACGCGGACTTCATATAGCTGGAGTTGGTGAACACGCGCAGCGTGCTATCGGTCAAGGTGGCCAAACGCTCGGCGCTCGGCTCGACCAACGACAGGGCCTCTACCAATGCCAGCGTCTGGTCCAGACTGAGGTTGGATGATTTGGCGCTGCTGCCCACTCGGGCAAAGATTGCCGGCAGATCTTGCAGCTCGGCATTACCGGCGCGCCCGGCCACCACCATCTTGTCCAGGAGCAGGCGGGCGTCTTCGGTTTTGCTCAGGTCGATATCGAACTGCTTGCTGGCCACGCCCATGGCCTTGGCCAGCGCGTCGGCGTTGGTCTTGGCGACTGCCAGGGTTTCCGACATGGGGCCGACCGTGGCGGTAGCCTCGGCCATGCTCAGCCCGCCAGCGATCAGGGAATCCACACCTGCCTTAAGTTCGTCCGTGCCCTGACCCGTAGCTATTTGCGCGCCGAGCAGCTCCTGGCGCAGGCGCGCGGATTCATCTGCGGTGGCACCTGCAGTCAACTGCAGCTGCTTGAGATCCTTGTCGAGCTTCGCCGACTGCATGCCGGCGGCGATGGCCGACACACCCAAACCCAATTGCGCCAAGCGCCCCTCGACCGAGCTGGCGAACTGACCCAGCGCCTGCATCTCGCGCTTGGCTGCGTTGCCGAACTTGCGCAGGCCACCTTCACCCTTCGCCAGCCCGCCCATAAGGCGGGAAGGGTCGGCGCTAAGGCGCAGGGCTAGGTTAAGGTCGCGATTAGTCATTGGTTTTCGTCAGGTTGCTCAGGTAGTGGGCGAACTCGCGGGGCGGTAGCGCGAGAATCTGCTCGCGCGACCAGTGATGACGCAGGGCGATCAGCTGGACTGCGTCCCAGTGCCCACGGAGTCGCTCTGTTCGACGTTTCCCAGTTCGTCCAGGGCGAGCTGGATCTTGCGCAGGGCGAGAAAGTCGCCGCGCTTCTTGATCATGCTCACCGTGAACGGCCCTTTGTATTCCTGGCCGTCTGCGCTGGTGACCTTGGTCAACTGACGCACGGCGAGCTGGGCGTTGTAGTGGATAGCGTTGCCAGGCCCGCCGGACTCCAGCTCGGCGTCGATCATGTCGGCAAGCAGGGCCTCGCGCAGCTCGAAGCCGATGTAGGCCACGCCTGCGATTACCAGGCCGTGGAGAAAGATTCCGGTTTTAGTCAGCTGTTGCATGGTTACTCCTTAAAGGGCGACAGCGGGCTGGCCGCTGAGCTTGAGGGCGACATCGGCACCAACGCTGACGGTGTCGACGGTGAAGGCTTCGCGGATCACCCAGCCCTGGCCGGTGTCGCTCTCGAACACCACATTGGCGTCGGTGAGGTTGCGCAGTTCTTCCACGCCCAGGTCTTGGGTCAGCGGCACGGTGCAGTTGAGTTCCGGCGCTGCAGTGGATTCGGCATAGCCGACCGAGCCGTCGTCTAGGGCCTCGGGCGCGCGGCTGGTGCCGCCCAGGTTGAGGGTTGCGCCCGGCTTGGTGCGCAGGCGCTTGCCGTTGAAACTGATGGTCGCGCGGCCGTGATGCTTCATAGAGCCTCCTTACAGGCGGTATT